TTACGTTCTGGAAGATTCTTTACAAGCGTCACACGAACTTCGCGATGGAGTCCATTGAGGTCACGTTCAACGGCCAGGCGGAATTCAACAAGAGCGTAACGGCTGTCATCAACCGTAACGCTGACCTCATGTACAAGACGTACGTGCAGGTTGTGCTCCCGCAGGTTGGCCCGCTAGTCGACGACCAGCGCTTCCGCTGGGTCCACTACATCGGTCACCGCCTCATCAAGCAGGTTGAGGTTGAAATCGGTGGTCAGCGTATTGACCGCCAGTACGGTGACTGGATGCAGATCTGGACGCAGCTTGCGACGGAGGCCGGTTCAACCCGCGCTCTTGACGCCATCATTGGTAACACGCCCGACCTTGTTCTTCTCAAAGATTCTACGGGCGTGGAGCTTAATGCGCCGTGCAGTGGCGATGAGCTAACTGCCTCGTGCCAGGGCTTCAATGGTACGCCGGCGAAGACGCTTTACGTCCCTCTTCAGTTCTGGTTCTGCCGCAATCCTGGTGTTGCGATCCCCCTTATCGCTCTCCAGTACCACGAGGTTCGCGTGAACGTCCAGTTTGACACACTTGCGAATTGCGTGTACAGCGAGGGTGCGAGTGTTGGCTCGCTTGCGGCCGCGTCTCTCTATGTTGACTACTGCTACCTCGACACGGAGGAGCGCCGCCGCTTTGCCCAGCAGAGCCACGAGTACCTCATCGAGCAGGTACAGTACACTGGCGCAGAGTCAATCACGAGCTCCTCCAACAAGATCCAGCTCAACTTTAACCACCCCGTGAAGGAGCTCTACTGGGTAGTCCAGCGTGATTCTTTCGTCAACTGCAATAACACCAATGATGTAGAGGTTTACCTAGGTGCTCAGCCATTCAACTACTCGGACGAGTGGGACGCGTCTATCCCCCTTCTTTCCGGATTTGCGAACGACGCGGCTGATGCCCCCGCCACAGATGCTCCTGAAGCCAGCTCTAACTACCTCCTTGCGAAGCTCATTGTAGATTCCGGCGTCCGCTGCGACGGCAAGAACCCGGTTGAGGTTGCGAAGCTACAGCTCAACGGCCAGGACCGCTTCACAGAGCGCGAGGGCTCATACTTCGACCGTGTCCAGCCCTACCAGCACCACTGCCGCACGCCTTCAACGGGCGTCTGCTCATACTCATTCGCTCTTCGCCCTGAGGAGCACCAGCCATCCGGCACGTGCAACTTCTCGCGTATCGACAAGGCGACACTTCAGCTCACGGTATCCGTCAGCACGGTCAAGGAGGCCCGCACGGCGCAGGTTCGCGTGTATGCCCTCAACTACAACGTGCTCCGCGTGATGTCTGGTATGGGTGGCCTCGCGTACTCCAACTAAACATACAGTTCTTACATTGTATGGTTAGTACTTAATTAAAAAAATAAATAACCACAATTGAGGTCATAAACATGAAATCAATTGTAGATAAAGTAATCGGAGAAGGAAACCCGCAGATAAAAAAGAAGGTTTATGGATAAATGCCAAACAGAAAAACTCAACGTATAGGATCTCGCGCGAAAGTCATGCATGGTGGAGCAGAAAAGACTGTGGGGGGTCTCACAAAAGATGACTTGATGTATAATAAGGCGGGTCGCATTGTCTCAAAGAAGAAACATCAGACTATGCGACAGAAAATGGATTAGGAATACTCTGGTTTGAATAGAGTAAGTATGAGCAGCTCGACTGAAGTCCTTTGAAAAGCTTTAAATGTAACACACGTAGAAGTATTAAAAATGGAACTGGCTTTACTAATGTTTAGTGGATACAAAATGGCTGCACCGGGTGACTTTTCAAACATGAAGTACAGCAACGAACTTGACGATGCCTACAAGGCTGTATCAATTGCAGAAGCTTGGGATTGGCTTAGAACCTTCAATGATTCCCACGGATTCGTGTTTTGCACCGATCCAATGATGTTGAAGATCAACAGAAATATTCGGTACGACGGTCACAGTGGGTCATCATTTGCATGGGTAATGCGAGAGATGGAATTTATCGCGAAGCACGGTTGGACTGCGTATATCTCAAATTAATGGTCTAAACACACTCAAATTAAACTATTAAATGAACTACATTGTCGAAGCAAAGACGGTTCAGACAGGAGCTATACGCACACTCAAGGAGGCTATTAAGTGTATTCTCGTTGAGATGAGCCTTATTTTTGATAAAGAAGGAATCCGTATGGTAGCTATGGACAATACTCGCACGGTTCTCGTTCATTTCCGCCTTTACGCTGAGAAGTTTGAGAAGTACGAATACAACCACAATACTCCCAAGTTTGTCATTGGCGTGAATACCGACCATCTATATAGAATTGTTCGCACGGCAACCAACGATGACACAATCACTTTTTATGTTGACTCGGCAGATTCCAATTCACTCGGCATTCTGCTTGAAGACGGTGAGAAGAAGCAGGTAACACGCTACAAGCTCAACCTTCTTGATCGCGATGAGCCAGATATTCAGCTTCCCGAAACTGAGTTCTCTACGAACATTACGATGCCCTCTCTTGACTTTCAGAAGATTTGTCGCGATATGACACTTCTTGGCGCAAAGACGGTGGAAATTAAGAATGTGAGTTCTTCACTTACATTCTCCTGCAAGGGACACTTTGCATCGCGTACTACCGTGATGGGTGATTCTGAGAGTGAGTTTGTAATTCAAAAGAAGACAAACGATGAGATTGTCACTGGTAATTTCTCTCTTCCACTTCTAGTGCTGTTTACCAAGTGTACGAATCTTTCTAATAATCTGGAGATTCATATGAAAAATGACTGGTTCTTGATGATTCGCTATGTAATCGCAAATCTCGGCGACATCAAGCTCTGCTTAATGAACTGCTCTGCATAATAGAGTATCCAATCAATCCTTCTGTAATATCAATCCATACATTCATCTCAAAAGGATCTATGAGTTGATAGAGGATAAATAGTAAAAGTACTGTCGGATAGAAATTACCAATCATTCCAAATACGACATGCCAAAATGAATTCCAACCATCTGCAAATAACGCCCTCATTATATTTTTATTCCATAATACTCGTGAAGATATACCGATATTCTCCCAATAAATGCCAGAGTAAACGATGCAATTGAAATTGTTTCTGCTAGTAAAATATTTTCAATAAATCTGTCAAATGGTATTTTAAAGAAATTGCTTATATCATTCACTAACTGAAAGAAGGGTGCTCTACCATTCGTCAGTTTTTCTTCTGCTACAATTAATATGCAAACTCTAAGAATCACGTGTTGAACCCATATTAAAAATAGACAAAATAACACAAGACCTTGTAACCATAACGCAGGATATATCGTGTGTGAAATAAAGAGTATTATAAAAATTATGATAGAAATCATAAAGTGATGTACTCCTAAAATATATCCTAGCACTTCTCCATCTGTTGAAATCCATTGAAACAAAAAAGCTATCAGCGATCGTAATTTGGATTCTAAATAACTTACTACCTTTTCTTTATCGATATCTAGAATGAACCGCATTATAATTACTTAGGTCTTGCTTTATGGGCTGTGTACGTAACATCGTCTCCGATTTTAAATCCAGTCATTTCGGTATTCATGTAACTGTTTTCGGAGACAGTTGTGGTTGTGTTCCAAACTTTGATAATGGAAGCGGGCCCTTTTGGGGATATAGTAATCCCAACAAGAGTTTCCTTACGATGAATGAGAAACTCATTTGTTATGCAGTGAACCATGAGATCGATGAATGTATTATACGCGACTGATGCTTCTACCTTCTTAGACCATGCACCACCTGCCTCGTTTTCTACGGCGTCCCAAAGTGGCTTGAATCCACGTCTCATGAAGAAGAACATACCTGATTCCCAGGCTTCTTTTGAAATTGAATCTACGATTGTCCAGAATTGTTGAGGAGTGCTAATGTCGGCAATCTTGACGTAACTTTCGAAGGAATAATCCTTATTGTCGGGGTCATGATACCACAGAATCCAAGAATATTGGAGTTTTGTGGTCTCTACTTCTGAACCCATTTGTACTAGTACTACGGTAGAATCTATCTATATATGAAACGGATTCGTTTTTAACAGAATCGAAATAGTAGTAACTATTACAATGAGCCTAACAATCGCACAAGTGTATTCGGTTCGTTCTGGAGCAAAGCTCTCTCTTCCAAAGAGCGTTCAAGATAACATCGCAAAGCTTCGCATTACTCCAGTCGCATACAAGCCGTTTCGTCCTCCACCTAAGCACAGCTCATTTCGTCCTAGATACGAAGCGAAATCAACTACTCCGGAAAATTGGAGAGAGAAGAGCCTTGTAGCTTACGTGAGTAAGCTTACTGACAAGGGAGATGCAGACTACTTTGCGATGTTTGGTATTATGAACAAGTTATCTGGAGCCAACCTAGAAAAGCTGTCATCCGAAGCTGTTGAAATTCTACTTAAGCGAGACCACGAGTTTCGTCTCCGAGTAAGTAGTCTTATCTTTGATAAGGCAATCGCAGAGCATATGTTTGCAGGAGTCCTTGCTGATTGTGCTGTCATCATTCACAAGGAGTTCCCTGAGATTTCGGAAGACTTTACCATCCAAGCAAGGATGTTTACGAAACTGTATGACATCAACACGACTCTCACGTATCCTCAAGTAACGGAGGCCGATTACGAAGACAGAGTAATTCAGTGGATGAGGCAGAAGGAGAAACGGCGCGGATATGCAAAGTTTCTTACTCAGCTATTTGTTCGTCATCTTATTACAGAAGAGGTAATGTCTGCAGCTGTACAAGATGTAATTAGCGAAATGTCCAATGCGGCAAAGCAGCTAAAGAGTGAACAGACGGAGGAAAATACGACTCAATATGTTGACTTTCTGTTTGAGAGTGTCAAGGTTCTTCCTGCTTCAGCGAAGACTCTACGAGATACAATCAAAACTGCTCTATCCAACCTACTGGCTCTTCCTCGTCCCGACCTACCAAGTCTGTGTATGCGATCGCGATTTCGTATGGAAGACGCACTGAAATGCGTTTAGGAAAGACAACAGCAAACAATTCATAGAAATAAATGGCACTACCGTCCGCAAGTGTTTTACTCAGAGCGGCTCAGCTAGCCGTTGATGAAGATAAGCCCATATATCTTGACTACTTCCGTGACAGCCTTGAAAAGAAGTGCTGCATTGGAGTTCAGGCGGACAACACAAAGTATCTTGTAAAGTCTGATAGCGAGTACACGTCAACGATTCAGAGCGTTTTTACTTGCGAGAACTGTTACATTGTTGCCACCGAAAACAGCCTATACGTTCTTTCAAAGGAAGTTCCTGTAAAGAAGATTCTTGGGTCTACAGCAAACTAAGTAAATTATATAATGCTACAGTATCCGCCACCGCACTATATACTTTTTGAACCTCTCAATGATGTAGAGACTCAAAAAGCGTGGAAAGACTATACACAACTTCACAAGAAAGAATGCGAATTTGCGGAGATAGATGCTGCAGAAGTAAATACGGTCGATACGTTCTCACCTTGGTTTTATAATTGGATTTCACAGGTCGCTGAAAAGCAGGAAAAGCGTATGCGTATTCTAATCGTTTGGCACTCCGAGTTTCTCACTTTTTCATGTCAACAAATGATTCGTCGTTCTCTTGAAGAACGGTCTTTCAAATGTCGTGTGTGGTTTCACGTTGAAGATCCTACAACAATTCAACCCGCTATTCAAAGTCGATGCATTGTAAAACGAATGCCAACAAATATACACAATCCAATCATTAAACAACTATGAAGGTCGAAGTATATACAGATGGGGCTTGCTCTCACAATGGTAAGAAGGATGCGAAGGCTTCTTGGGCTTTCTACTTTCCAGAGCATAAATCTATTTCAAAAGCCGCTCGTGTTCCGGAAGATGAAACACAAACCAATCAAAGAGGAGAGCTAATGGCAATTAGTGAAGCCGTAAAGGCTGCTGAGATTGCATTTCCTCTTTT